CTTCACGGTCAGCATCACGGCCAGGGTATGTTTGCACAGGTGCTGGCGGTGGGTGGCATCCTGGCACTCGCAGCTCCACGGATGTCGGGTCACAAGGTAGGCCCGGTCCGCGTCGCTCTGGCTGCCCACGAGGTACGTCCCATCGCTGAGCGGCCACACATCCTGGTGCTGCACCAGCGTCGCCGCCTTGCGGATGCGGCTGGCGGCGTCGGGCATCGCCGTGACCGCATCGCCGACGACCTGCGCCAGGCGGGTCGTGCTCTCGACGGCCTGGATGTTGGCCTCTTCGATGGCGGCGTACCAGGCTGTGCCCTTGCTGTACCGACCGCCTTCGTTGCGCGTGCTGTGGGGCTGTGTTACCGTGCGCATGACTCGTTCCTTCTCGGGAGTGGGTTGCGGTGTGGCGCGGATGACATTTGCGGTGGCGTTCGCGCCATGCTCTGTATACTCTAATTATTTCCCATTAAAACAGGAAAAGCAAATCTTTTTTGCTATAAAATTCTCCTTAGTGCTATACTTTTTTCTAAGGAGGATATTTTATGACACGTCTTGGGAAAGAAATCCGCAAAGCACGCATTGATCGTGACTGGAATCTGGCGCAACTCGAAGACGCCACCGGCATTGCTTTCCGCCATCTCAGTGCCATCGAACGTGGGGAAATTGACCCACGCTGGAGTACCGTCCTCAAGCTGGCCCGTGCGCTCGACCTCAATCTTGATGTGGTGGCCGTGGCGACAGAGCGTGAGGAGTTGATAGACCATGCCTGACGCCTTCCTCTATGGCCTGCTCGGCTGTGTCGTGGGTGCGCTGGTCGCCCTGCCCTTCTGGCTCTGGGCGGCGGGCAATATCCTGCGGGGCGGACGCTAGAGACACATTTTCCCCTTGACCCCCGCGTACGCCTCTTGTACCTTCACGGGCGCGTGGTAGTCTAGAGGGATATAGTATATATGTAGTTATATACTAATCCTGGATGGATTACTGCGTCTACTCACCAGTCATCCATCCATCTCTAGTCTCCCTCGCCGACATCTGGGACCTCTAGTGTTATCCACGCCCGCCGTACACCGCCGCAACCCCGGTGTACGGATGGGGGATGGCCATTGTAAAGAACAATGGGACAACAACAGGAATGCCGTTTCAACCAGGCCAGTCTGGCAATCCCGCTGGGCGCCCCAAAGGCAGCCCCAACCAGCGCACCATCGACGGCGAAGCCTACGCCCGCAAGATCGTCGAGGACCCGACCGTGATGGCCATCCTGCTAGAGCAAGCCCAGCAGGGCGCCCTGGCGCCAGACCTGCTGAAAACGTTCCTGGCCTACGCCTTCGGCAAGCCCATCGAGGTGGTTGACAGTGGCGACAGCGACACGACGCGCTCCATCACGATCACGTTCTGAGCCCCTGGTGGTGCACTTTCCGCCGCTGCGGGAGCACCAGCGCCAGCTCTATGACGTGCGCCAGCGCTTTAGCGTGTGGGTCTGTCACCGGCGCTTTGGCAAAACCACCCTGGCCCTCTACTGCCTCATCAAAGACGCCATGGACAATCGCCAGCCGCGCCCGCGCTATGCCTACGTGGCGCCCCTCTACCGCCAGGCCAAACTGATCGCGTGGGATCTGCTCAAGCACCTGACGCACCGCATTCCCGGGACGCGCATCAACGAAGCCGAGCTCCGGGTGGACCTGGCCGGCCATCGCCGCATTCAGCTCTTCGGCGCCGATAACCCGGATGCCCTCCGTGGTCCCTACTGGGACGGCGTGGTTTTCGATGAGTTTGCGGAGATGCGCCCACGCGTGTGGACCGAGGTGGTCCGCCCCGCGCTGGCCGATCGCCAGGGCTGGGGCTTGTTCTTGTCCACGCCCAAGGGCCACAATCACTTTTACGATCTGTATCAGGAGGCCCCGGCCCTCGAAGGGTGGCACACCGCGCTGTGCCGGGCTGCTGAGACGGGGATCATCCCGCAGGCCGAACTCGACGCGGCCCGGGCCGTGATGAGTCCCGAGCAATACGCGCAGGAGTTCGACTGCAGCTTCGAGAGCGCCCTGATCGGCGCCTACTACGCCTCCTACCTGGAAACGGCCCGCGACGAGCAGCGCATCACGCGGGTGCCCCACGACCCCAGCGTGCCCGTGCACACGGCCTGGGACCTGGGTATCTCGGACGCCACCGCGATCTGGTTCCTGCAACCGGTCGGCCGCATGCTGCACGTCATTGACTACCTTGAAGCCAGCGACCACGGCCTCGAGTGGTATGCCAAGGTGCTGCGCGAGAAGCCCTATACCTACGGGCGCCACTACTTTCCGCATGATATTAAGGACCGCGATTTCTCCAGTGATGGCCGCAGCCGCCTGGCACTGGCCGAGAGCATTGGGCTCAAGCCGGCTGTGGTCGTCCCTCGAGGTGATGTCGCAGACGGGATCCAGGCGGTGCGCACGCTGTTTCCGCGCTTCATGTTTGACAGCGAGAAGTGTTACGAGGGCTTACAGGCCCTGGCGGCGTACCGCCGGGAGTGGAGCGAGACGCGCAAGGACTGGTTGGACCATCCTCTGCACGATTTTGCGAGCCATGCGGCCGACGCCCTCCGCACGTTCGCTATGGCGTATCGTGATCCGCGCGAGCCTGTGGCCCGCACGCCCAGGCCCATGCCGCAGGGACGGGCGTCTCGTGGCGCCTGGATGCGCTAGGAGGCCGTATGCCACCCACCCCCCGCCTACCCGAAGCCTGGGCGCCCGTGTCGCCCTGGACGCACCGCCGGGTGCGATGGGGCCTGCGCTGGCTGCCACGGCGCTGGCGCTATCGGGTGTGTGTGACGTATGCGCCGGCCACGGCATGTGCGTGCGGGATGTATGCAGTCCGGTGGGGATCGTTCCCTGTCCTGGAGGAGGTGGACAGTGCCTGCAAAGAGTAAAGCCCAGCAGCGTTGGGCTGGCGCAGAGTTGGCCAGAAAGCGTGCTGGCAAAGAGACGAAAACGGACATGAGTGCCGCGCAACTCGAAGACTTCGCATCGACCAAGACCGCGAAGCTTCCCGGGAAGGTGAAGCCCAAGACACGCGGCTCCAAATCATCGTATTAGGTGCTCTATGGCCGACACCGCGACCCTCCAGCCCCTCACCAGCGATGACCGCACCGCGCTGCGCCCGGAACGTGATGAGGATATCCTCGCCCAGATGCGTGACCGATTTCGCCAGGCGCAGGAGAGTGAAGCCGACGAGCGCCGCCAGCATGAGGATGCCATCGCCTTCCGTGGCGGCATGCAGTGGCCCGACCATATCTGGCGCACCCGCAACAGCGCTGGTGCGGAACGTCCCTGTTTCGTCATTGACCGTATCTCCCAGTACCTCAACCAGATCGTGAACAGTTACAGGCGGAGCCCGCTCGGCCTGCGCGTGCGTCCTAAGTCGGGTGGCGCCACCACGCAACTGGCGGACATCTTAGAAGGAACGTTGCGGGATATCGAGCAACAAAGCGAAGCAGAAATTGTCTACACCACGGCGCTGGACCAGGCCGCTGGCCACGGCCTCGGCTACTGGCGGCTCACCTGGGAGTACGACAGCACGCACTCGTTCCAGAAAGTGCCGCGCCTCAAGCCCATCTATAACTCGCTCAGCGTGTACATGGACCCGGCCGCCGTGCACCCGGCCGCCCTGGATGCCTCCTGGGCCTTCCTCACCGAGCGCTGGGCCACGAGTCGCTTCTGCCAGACCTGGAATGTCCGGCCGACGCAGGTGGAGGCCTGGTGCGGCCCGCAGGACTTTACCTGGCACACGCAGAACGAGGTCCTGGTCTGCGAGTATTTTTACAAGACCTGGCGCACGGAAAAGCTCGTGCAGATGCCCAATGGCACGGTTTTGCCGGCCGATGGCCTTGGGGACCTGCCGCCGGAGTGGCCGACGCGCACCACGCTGCTGCCGACGGTGCACTGGGTGAAAGCCTGCGGCTACACCATCCTGGAGCGCCTGGAGTGGCTCGGCGCCTATATCCCGATCATTCGCTGCGAGGGCCAGCGTACCATGCGGGACGGCCGTGCCCAACGCACGGGCATCGTGCAGGCCGCCGCCGATAGCCAGCGCATGTACAACTACTTTGCCAGCGCCGAAGCGGAAGCCATCGCCCTGGCGCCCAAAGCCCCGTATATCCTCTATGCTGAGCAGATTGCCGGCTATGAGGCGGAATGGGACAACGCCAATGATGCCCAGCAGCCCTACTTACGGCTGCACGCCCATGTCGAGGGTAGCCAGGTCCTGCCGCCGCCAAGCCGCCAGGTGGCTGAACCAGCAATTCAGGCCATCAGCCAGGCCCGCCTCCTCGCCGCCCAGGATATGCAGGCCACGGTCGGGCAGTACGAGGCGAGTGTGGGGCAGCGCTCGAACGAGCAGAGCGGCACGGCGATCAATGCCCGCAAAATTGAGGGCGAGCAAACCAACTACACGTACCCCGCCAACCTGGCGTGGTCCATCCGTGCCACGGGCATGCAACTGCTCGATCTCCTGCCAAAGCTCTACACCGGGCCCGCGCAGTTGCGACAAGTCGCCCAGGATGGCAGTGTCACCAGTACGCCGGTGAATCAGCCCTTTGCCGGCCCGGATGGCCAACGCGAGGAGCATCTGCTGGGACAAGGCGCGTACGAAGTGACGGTGAGTGCCGGGCCTTCCTACGAAACCTCGCGCATGCAGGTCAATGATCACCTCACGACGATGCTGGCGGCGGTGCCACCGGAGGTGTCCAGGTACTTCATGGATATCTGGGCGCAGACGCTTGACTTTCCGGGCTCGCAGGAGCTCGCGCAACGACTGAAGACCCTCGTGCCACCAGAAGCGATAAAGGCTTCAGAAAGTGGCAAGCCCGAAACGAAACTTGTGCAGGCAATGAATGAATTACAAGCAGCACAGCAACAGCTACAGCAGGTCAGGCAGCAGATGCAGCAGATGCAACAGCAAACGCAGGTGGCGACGCAGCAGGTCGCGCTGTTAGAACAGGAATCGGCTCGCCTGAAGACGCAACTGAGCGACAAAGCACGAGACCTTGCGATAGAAACCCAGAAGGCCAAACGGGACCACGAGGAAGCCATGCTGGCCCAGCAGATCAAGCTCGCTGAGGTGCAGGCGAAGTACGGCCTGCAGGCTGCGGAGTTCGACCATGCCGTAAGGCAAGACCAGCAGGCGGCCGTCCTCTCCAACGGTACGCCTGAGGAGATGCAGTAATGGCAGTGACGTTGACAACGAGAAACGCCGATGGCCAATTGGTCACCACCCCCTACCCTGGGGACACGCAGCCCACAGACGGTGCCGCGGCGCCGGCTGAAACCAGCGTGCCTGGTGCTACGCCTCCTGGGCCGGCCAGCCCGGAGGTGCCCGCGGCCTCACCAGCCGAAGTCGTGCCGCCGGCAGTGGGAGAGACTGCCGGCGGTGACGACGACGATGTCGAGGTGCCCGATGAGCAAGTCACGATGCCCTATTTCAACAAGCGTATTAAGCGCCTGACGGCCAGGCAACGTGCCCAGGAACGCCAGCACGCTGAGCGCGAGCAGCAATGGACGCAGGAACGTGCCCACTTGCAGGGCCAACTCGAAGCGATGTCCCGCCTGCTGGGTGGCACCGCCCCTGACCTGCCCCAGGGCCAGCAGCCCACCGGCCCGCCGCAGGCCGAACACTTTACGAGTCACGACGACTATGTCAGAGCGGTCGCGCGCTATGAGGTGCAGCAAGGGCAGCAGACGCAGGCCCAGCAGACCCAGCAGGAGCGCGCCCAGCAGGAGCTCATGGCCCGCGAGCAGGCCTTTGCGCAGGCCCACCCCGACTATCACCAGGTCATGGCTACGCACCTCCGTGGCAAGGTCGCGCCCCACGTACAGCAGGCCCTCATGGTGCTGCCGGATGGACCCGCCCTGGCCTATGCCCTGGCGACGCAGCCTGAGACGCTGCAACGACTCAATAGGTTACCACCGCCCCTCATGCTCATGGAATTAGGCCGGCTGGTGCCCGCCGCAGGCTCTCCCCCTGGCGAGACGGCCCCAGCGCCGACGACGACGAACGGCGCTGCTCCCCCAGTGCCGCAGGCACCCCAGGCACCCTTACCCCCTGCACCGACGCCACTCTCTGGCACCGGGCAGGGCGCCCCGTCAGGAGCAACGGCGGATATGAGTCAGGCGGAGTTCAGGAGACTTTGGAACAGTGGATGGAGGCCTGATGCACGCTCGTTTGGCCGTGGCTAGAGGAGAAGCGGTTGAACAGGGACAGGCGGAGGGCTGGTATGTTTCTTCGAGTTGCACGATCCACAGCAGGCGACGAGGTTGTGTAACGTGTTCTTCCCGCCTTTGGTGACCGGGGTAATGTGGTCAACGGTCAGTTTGTGGCGATGGCGTTTGCAGGCCTGGCAATCCGGCTTATAGCGCGGGCAATAGGCGCAGACACCATTGGCGAGGTCGATCACGAGGGCTTCTTGAGCAGGCGTCAGGTCATGTCCCTCTCCCGTGGCCAGGAAGCCTGCACGACGAAGCTTGTAGTTGCGTTTTGATAGTCGGTGTTTCTTCGTATAGGTGACTGGATCTTTGGCCTTTTCGGTTTGTTGTCTTGCGAGTTGTTTGGCGAGATGGATAGTACGTTCTTCATCGTTGAGCGCGTGATACCACGCTTTGGCCCAGGTATTTTTATAGGCGCGGCGTTCGGGGGTTTTGTTGCGAGCAAGGACGCGCTCATGATGTTTGTAGTAGCTCGCATTCGCTCTGGCGTTTTCTTTGAGGCGATGCGCTTCCCGTTCTTCTGGCGTCATTGCAGCGAGACGCAGGGCTTTTGATGCACGGTCCATCGCCGCAAGGCGAGCGCGATGCTTGGCACGATAGGCGTGTTTCTGGGCACGACTCGCAGCAGGGTCTTTGTACGGCATAGGACACCTCTCACTCGGTGGTAGGAGCTGGGCCCCGATGAGTGAGCATCAGACTTGCGAAGGGTGATCAGCCCTTGCCCAGCCTGATGCAGTATAACAGATAAGGAATTGTACCAAATATAGTGGTTCTCGTACCACTATTTCTACGGCGTTAAGCTCTCCCCTTGATGCCTCATAATGTTTCCTTCTACGGCGTTAAGCTCTCCCCTTTCCGCTTTCATTTAGGCAAAAGAGGAGTAGTTTGCACATGCCGAACACATTCACGACTATACAGATGGTTACTCAGGTTCTGTTAACAAATCTTGTAAATAATTTGGTTTTTGCGGCTGGAGCAGATCGTAGATTTGAAGATGATTTCGGGAAGCAAGGTCACAAAATCGGTGACTGGTTAGATATCCGTCGCACGCCGCGCTACAGCGTGCACAAAAGCGCCGCCTACGTGGGCCAGAACTATGTGGAAGAGGTGGTGCGACTCACGATTGACCAGCAAGCCCACACGGATGTCGATTTTACCAGCGTCGAAAACACGCTGTTCATGGATGACTGGAACAATCGGGTCGGCAAGCCCCAGGCGGCCCGGCTCGCCAACGAGGTGGACTTTGACGGCCTCGCCCTCTACTGGCAGGCCTACAACTCGGTCCTGCCGACCGATGCCGACGCACCCTACCGCGCCTACCTCGACGCGGCCGCCCTCCTGGATATGGAGGCCGTCCCCCGCGATGACCAGCGTGCCGTGGTGGTCCATCCCACGCAGCAACCGCCGCTGCTTGACCAGTTAAAAGGCCTGTTTCAGCAGAGTACGGAAATTGGCCGGCAGTATACCGATGGGCAGATGGGGCGGACCGCGGGCGCGAAGTGGAGTATGGATCAGAACGTCGCCGTGCATACCACGGGCTCACGGGCGGGGACGCCGACGGCGGCCGCTGGTTCGAGTGGCTCGACGATCCAGCTCAAGGGCTTTACCGCCTCGGCAACCGATGTGCTCAAGCGCGGCGATGTGTTCCAGGTGGCGGGCGTGTATGCCGTGAATCCCCAGTCCCTCCAGTCCACCGGCCAACTCCGCATGTTCAGCGTGCAGGCCGATGTGGACGCCAGTGGCACGGGTACGGCGGCCGTGCCCGTCTACCCGGCGCTGATTCTGCCGCCCGATCCGCGCGCCACGGTCACGGCGCTGCCGGCTGATAATGGCGTGCTGACGTTTATGGGCACCGCCGCGACGCCGTACGCCCAGAACCTGATGTATCATCCGATGGGGGTCACGGTTGGCAACGTGAAGCTCTTTATGCCCTACGGCGGGGAAGCCAGTACGGCGAGCGATGACCAAGTCCGTTTAGCACTAAGAGTATGGAAGGATTCAGACGTTAGGACAGACGAACACCTTACGCGCTGTGACGTATTATATGGTTGGAAATATACTATGTCTGAATGTATTGCGCGTATTTGGTCCCCTGTCTAAAGGAGTTTGTCTCTTTTGCGGGAATTACAGGATCTACATGCTGGAACAATGTTGCTCTTGGTATGATTGCCGCCTTTGGAGAGCGGTATTACGTGGTCCATCGTAAGCTTCTCTGGTCTGATCCCGCAATAGGCGCAACAATAGTCATAGGCGGTTTGTATCTCTTCCCACTGGACGCGGGTGAGATCGCGAATGACGGCGCCGCGCTTGCGTGCATAGCGTCGGTGGCCTTGTGCAGCAACCTTGTCAGGATTGGCACGAGCCCAACGCATATGGCTTTGATGGCGCTTAGCGCGTAAAGCAGGATCATTTTGTCGTTGCTGTGCTTGTTCTTCCTTATGAAGATCATAGTACGCACGATAGTACTCAAGATTGTGCTCATGATTGGTATGGCGATGGTTCTTCCGCATCTGTGTGGAACATGCTCTGCATCTGGAATGATAGCCACGAGGTCTGTCTGGACGTGGCGAGAATTCGACAACGGGCAAGACGCGAGCGCAGGCATGGCAGTATCGTGCTTCAAGCATGCCAGCCGGCGAATCGACCCAATAGAAGCATTGTTTGACAGATAAGACTGGCCGTGTATATCCCAGGCAGGTTTTACACCAGTTCTTGCCGTGTTGCGTTGTCAAGCGTGATGGGTAAAAGTCTGAAACTGGAAGACTCTTCTGACAGTTGCGGCAGAAAAAGGTTGCCATGATGCCTCCTATTCAGGCTATGAGGTTTGACCAGGCTTCCTCGTGGAATAGGCACGAAGAACTTGCGGGTGTGGCCACACCACCTGGCATACTAATTGTACCAAAAAAGAAGGGGATGTGTTATGCCCGAAGCCCCAGTCCTGCCCTCGTGGCGATTCCACCTCAGCGGTACGTCACGCATTATCACCACCGTCGAGGAACTCCAGGCACTCGAAGCTGGGGAGTGGTTTGAGTCACCGGCTGAGGCGGCCCATGCGGCGGCAAGTGCGACGGAGGGCGCCAGTCAGCCGGAGGGCGAAGCGCACGAATCTCGCCCACGCTCACGGAGGTAACCCGTGGCCATCCTTGCCCTGGACTCTGATAACTACGGGGTCGCCCCCGCCCTCGGCAATGACCCGGCGAACCGCGTGCAGGCCGTACTGCGGGCCATCCGCTGGCGCCTGCCCGCGACGCTCGTCGATGGCGATGCTGGGACGACCATCCAGATCTGTACGCTCCCACGAGGTGCCAGGTACTGTTCGCAGCTCTCGAAACTGGGCTGGAAGGGCTTTGGCACAGGCCGCACGCTCGACCTCGGCTGGCAGGCGTATACGCTCGACAATGGTCGCGTCGTGCGTGCCAATCCGACCGGCTTAGGGGTGGGGCTGTCGGTCGTGGCCGATGGCCGCTCGTTTACCGATGCGTTCCCGATGAGCAGTACGGATGAGTGGGAAGCCGTTGCGGACGTGTGGCTCATCCTGACGGTGCGCGGTGGGACCATCCCCGCTGGGACTACGATGGGTGGGCTGGTGGTGTACCTCGCAGCACACTGAGGAGGTGCTATGCCCGACATCACGGCACGACAGGTCATTACCCAGGCCCTGCGCCTGCTCGGGGTGGCAGCGGCCGAGGAGCCCGTGACCGCCGACATGGCGCAGACCGCCCTGGAGAGCCTCAATAGCCTCCTGGATGCCTGGAGCACCAATCGCCTGCTGGCGTACACACGCCCCAAAATCCCCCTCGCCCTCGTCCCTGGCCAGCAGACGTACTCGTGGGGCGTGACCACGCCGCCGTGCGATATAGTCGGCGTGCCCCCGGTGCGCCTGGAGCTCTGCCTGCTCACGGTCCACGGCGCCCAGCAGGATGACTGGATCGTGGGTGTGTTGGACCAGGCCCAGTACGAGGCGGGCATTTATCTCAAGACCATGCAGAGCACGTACCCGGAGTTCGTGTACCTGGAGCAGACGCAGCCGGTCAAAACCCTGTACGTCTGGCCCGTGCCGCAGGGGGCGAGTCACACGCTCCAACTCCTGCCCTGGCCGGCCCAGCCGCAGTACACGCACTGGGATGCGGTGCTGAGTTGGCCCAATGGGTATCAGCGGGCCATGGCCTACGCGCTTGCCGTGGAGATCGCGCCTGAATACGGGCTCGAAGCCTCGCCCACGGTGCAGCGCATTGCGGTGCAGGCGAAGTTTGACCTGGCGCCCGTGAACGCACCACAGGGGCGCTTGCGCCTGCACCCGAGCGGGCAGCCGACGATGAGCCGGTTAGCGGCATTTTACAGCGGGAGGCCCTAGCATGCCGACCTTTCCAGGCTTTTGTGCCCCATCGAATCCTGCCCGTAGCAGTGCGGTGAGCGCTGAGAGGACCGTCAACTTCTACATCGAGCAATCGCCCAACGAACGCAACCAGTTCACGCTCTATTCGTTCCCAGGGCTCTTGCCTGTCACGACGCTTCCTTCGGGACCAGTCAGAGGATTATACGAGGCAACGAACGGTAGAGTTTTTTGTACAACTAGCACTACTTTATTTGAGATTTTTGGTGGTTGGACGTACACATCGAGAGGCACCATCACCACAGGAACAACTCCTGCTTCGTTCACAGACGACG